TCATTCAAATTTGATAGAAATAAACAATGGCGGTTACGATGAACTGTTCGGGCCGCCACTCTTACACTAACCAATTGCGGGTGCTGTTAAAGCTACCTCACTTGACTCAGCAGCTGCTAGATCAAGTGGGAAGTTGTGAGCATTTCTTTCGTGCATGACTTCCATACCAAGGTTGGCACGGTTCAAGACATCTGCCCAAGTGGGAACGACTCTGCCATTGTCTGCAACGATTGACTGGTTAAAGTTAAAGCCGTTGAGATTAAAAGCCATAGTGGAGATTCCCATAGAGGTAAGCCATATGCAAACGACGGGCCAAGTAGCCAGGAAGAAATGTAAACTCCTGCTATTATTAAAAGAAGCGTACTGGAATATGAGTCTTCCAAAGTACCCATGAGCCGCAACAATGTTATACGTCTCTTCTTCTTGGCCGAATTTATATCCATAGTTCTGAGAAGTAAGCCCAGTTGTTTCACGAATAAGTGAGGAAGTAACGAGACTTCCGTGCATAGCAGCGAACAAAGCTCCACCGAATACCCCAGCAACGCCGAGCATGTGGAACGGATGCATAAGGATATTGTGTTCTGCTTGGAATACGAACATAAAGTTAAAAGTACCAGAGATACCAAGAGGCATACCATCACTGAAACTTCCCTGTCCGAAAGGATATAC